TCACAGCCCGAGCGCCGAACCCAAACCGTCGACCGCGGCCCTGGCGGCGTCGTCGCTGGTATGCCCGTACAGGTCGCCCGTGATGCTGATCGACGAATGGCCGAGCAGGTCGGCGGCTGCCTTGATATGCACCCCGGACTCCAGCCACGCCACAGCCGCACTGTGCCGCAGGCTGTGAGCGCCGACGCCCTCCACGCCGATCTTCGCCGCGGCGATCTCGACAGTCCGCAGCAGGTTCCGCGGGTCGCACATGGTCCCGAACTCCGTGGCGAACACCGCCCCGGTGTCGGTCCACTGATTGCCAGCCGCGAGCTGTTCGGCCACCTGCCGCTTGCGGTGTGCCTTGAGCTGAGTCACCAGCCCGGAGTGCAGCGGTATCCGCCGCCGGGACCGATCAGTCTTCGGTTCGGTCAGCACCAGCTCCCCGTCGACCCGCGACAGCGTGTGCCGCACGGTCATCTGGCCCTTGGCCAGGTCGATGTCGCGCCACCGCAACCCGGCGACCTCACCGCGCCGCAGCCCGGTCGCCGCCATCAGCAGCACCGCCAGGTAGTAGCGCAGGCCCTTGGCCGCACCGAGTAGCCGCGCCACGTCGGCTGCCGAGAGGTACACCGCTTCCTTGCGGGCTACCGCGGGGCGCTTCACCTTTGCGGCCGGATTGCTGGCCAGCAGCCCATCGCGCACCGCGACATCGAGGGCCTGGCGCAGCACCGTGTACACCTGGCGCACGGTGGAGTCGGCCAGTTTCTTACCGCGCAGCTCCACAATCAGCGACTCCACATCGGACGGATTCAACCGGTCCATGCGCTTGTCGCCGATGCCCGTGCCCTCCAGGTGCTTACGGGACAGTGACCCGTACAGCGCCTTAGTGGTCGCCTTGCGATCCGACGCCGCCAGCGATGAATCGCGCCACCGCTTCAGCCACGACGCCACGGTGTCGGGTGCGTCCTTGGCCGGCTTGCCTTCGTCGATGCGCTGCCGGACCTTCTTTAGTTCCCTGCGGCACTCCGCGGCCGTTGCGCCGTACACCGACATTGACTTGCGGCGGTCGGTCGCCGGATCGACGTAGGAGATGCGCCCCTCCCAACGGCCATTAGGTCGCTGACGAACACTGCCTTCACCGTTGGCTCGCTTACTCATGCCTTCGCCCTTCCCTGCTTGGTCGGCGGCAGGAATCCTCTGTCGCGCGCCTGTTTCACGTAATCGGTGGCCTGCCGGTGTTTAACCCCGAACGTGCGCGATACCGCCTCGGTGGGCGCATGGCCGATGTTCTGGCGGTAGACGGCCGCAACCTGCCGTAGGAAATCGCCGGTGATACGACGCTTCCCGGCTCGACGCTCCTCCAGGAAGTTGCGGACGGTCCTCTGAAAATCACTCTCCGGGTCTGGGTTGACGCGAACCATCCGTTCGTCGCGATCGACGACGATCACCAGGGACGCATAAAGGTCTTCGACCCACGCGCTGATGCCCGCGCCAAGATCCTTCTGCATGACCTCGCGGGACCCCGGTCCTGCCTGCCACGTGACCGAGACGATCCGCGGCACGTTGTCGCGCAACTCGATTCGGACATGAAAGTCCGGTTCATCGAACCCAAATACCTCAACCTCTAGCCACTCCGGCATGTGATGGTCGGCAACGTCGACGTAGTCACCGAACTTCAGACGCCATTTGTCGGTCTCAATCACCTGAGGCCCTGATCCTGTCATCTGCGCTTTCACTTCCCGGTTGTACTGCTAAGTGGACTGCTTAGCGTTCAACATAGCACTCTAAGCACGTGTCAGCGAACACCAACGAATACCGAAGGAAGGAGGCGAACATGCAGACCCGCGAATCCGTCCGCCAACTCGTCCCAATTGAGAACGCGCAGAAGGAACTCGGCGGCATCGGCCGGACAACCCTCTATCGCCTCGTCAAAGAGGGACACCTGACCCGAGCAAACATCGGCCGCCGCTCATTCATCACGGGCGAAAGTCTCGCGGCTTACGTCAGCAGCATCACGGAGGACCAATGACAGACGAAGACGAAAGCCGCCCCGGCGGCAACACCGGAGCGGCTTCAAGGTCCTTGGTCGGGGACTACTGCCACGGTACCGCAACACCAGCCGAGCAAGCGTGGCACGCAACGCCGATCCCGATGGCGGCCCGCGAAATCGGCCCGCAACGGCACCACACTGCCCCGGTTGGCCTGGGTGCCCGCACGTTCCGTGAGGGCTTTGCCCGTGGCGGATGTGATGCCCTTCGCCGGGTGTGGGGCATCGTGCCCGACGATCTGCGCGGCCTGGTGGCCGTCATTGCCGCCGACTACGCGGAGGGCGGAGATGAGTGAATCGGTGACCGAACTCCACGCGGTTCCCGGTTCCCTCAATAACCGTACGGAACCGGAACCGCCGCAAGTTCCCGGTTCCCTACACCCATTACGGGAACCGGGAACCGCAGACGGACAGCCGCTCTACGTGGACATATGCGCTCTTCTGGACGGAACACTGCCGGAACCGCCGGAACCGCAACTTGGCCGCCGCGCAGACGGCATCCGTCTCTTCTACGCGGGTCAGGTCAACTGGCTCTTCGGCGATCCGGAGAGTGGCAAGAGCTGGCTGTGCCTCGCCTGCGTTGTTGAGGGACTCAATGCGGGCCGCAAGGTGCTCATCATCGACTTGGACCACAACGGCGCGCCCGCCACCGTGCGGCGGCTCCTCGATCTGGGAGCCAAGTCCGAGGCCCTCCGCAACCCCGACTGCTTCCGCTACTGCGAGCCCGAAGACCGCGCCGAACTCCGACAGGTCATCGACGACTCGACGACGTGGCGACCGGCCGTTGCCATCGTCGACTCCGTAGGGGAGCTCCTGCCGATGTACGGAGCCAGCTCCAATAGTTCCGACGACTTCACCAACGCCCACCAGTACGTCCTCAAGCCACTCGCCCGTGCTGGAGCTGCTGTCATCGCCGTCGACCACCTCGCCAAAAACCCGGACTCGCGCGCGGTAGGCCCCGGCGGCACCGCGGCAAAACGTCGAGCCATCGGCGGCGTGTCCCTGCGGATGCGAGTCAAGACACCCTTCACGCCAGGTCACGGCGGAAGCGCAACGCTGGTCATCAACAAGGACCGGCATGGCGGACTCCGTAAGCACTGCCCGGTCGGAGACCGAGAGCCTGTCGCCGGAACCTTCAGGCTCCTGGCCTTCGCCGATGGCGTCTTGGAGTGGGCGATCTATCCGCCGGCCGACGGCGAGCGCAACGACGACGAGAGCGCACCCGCCGAAGATGTCCGCGCAGTCGCCGAACTGGACCCGCCACCGACGACCGTCGAGGACGCACGCGAGCGCCTCGGCTGGCGAAAACAACGAGCCGTCAAGGCGTTACGCGCCTGGCGCGAGCAAGCAACCGACCACGACACCACCGATTGAAAGGAAAAACAATGAGTAACAACACCGAGCCCGTTGACGGCACCGTCTACGTGCTCGACGCCCGACCGGACGAAGGGATCGCCTACATCACCATCGCCGGCCCCGACGAAGACCACCCGATGATCGTGATGTTCGACCGCGACGACCTCGACGCCCTCAACCGGGTACGCAAGGAACTCAAGTGCCACCGCCCAGAGCCCGACCCCGGTGCAGTCCTGCGGATCCTCAACGAGGCCAGCCGTCACGACATCTTCGTGCATGACCGCGTGGAGTACCGCTACAACAGCCTGGAGGGCAAGTGGCTGGCATGGGGCCGCGTCGACACCGACGACGACCCGCAGCCCGCAACCACGCGTACCACCTCGCGGAAGTGGTGGTGACATGCCACTGACACCGGAAGAACAGCGCGACATGGATGGCGTCCACAGCGCCCTCACCCTGGCGACCGCCTACCTCGACCGCGACATGAACACAGTCCAGGCCGTCCTGCAGATGTACCGGTACGACGGCGTGCCGCTCATCACCGGCCTGGCCGCCGCATTCGATTCGCTGGTCCGGTCAGTCCCAGGCGATCCCCACGAAATCCTGCAGATCCTCCGCAGCGTCGCGCTCCAGACCGAGGCGGGTAACCGATGACCTTGCGCCCCTGTCTGCGCTGCGGTGAGCCGTCACCGCGGTCGCACTGCGATGAGCACCGACCGAAGCCACCGCCCAAGTCGCCCAGGCACTACGGCTATGACGCCGCGTGGGATCGGCTCAGCCGCCGCGCTCGTCGGCTGCAGCCGTGGTGTTCGGGCTGCGGCAGCAGCGAGGACTTGCAGTGCGACCACAAGCCCAGCGCCTGGCAGCGCAAGGCCGAGGGCAAGGCCATCAGGCTGGCCGACGTGGACGTGCTGTGCGGCCCCTGCAACCGGGCAGCCGGCGCAGCACGCGGCAACGCTGTGACCAGGGGGAATGCTCCTCAGGGGGGCGCAGAGGCAAGCCGCGATCCCCGTTACACACTGGGGGGCCTGCGTGAAATCAGCGAATACGACTTGGCATAGCGGGCTTGGTCGGGAGCTTCTCGCCGGGCTCGACGTAGTCCCAGCAGTTGGGGCTGTAGAGCTTGACCTGCTCCCCACGCTTGGTCACCTCGATCACGGCCTCGTGAACTCCGACGATGTGATCGTCGTCGTAGGAGTCGTAGCCGACTTTTCCGTTGCGGGTGTAGAAGACCGTGAATGCCATCCCTGGAGCCTGCCATGAAGGCGGGACCTAAGGCTGCGGTTGATCCCAGCGTGTTGCCGTGGCGGCCACGGTCGACGGGTGCGGCTCGCTTCGCCAAGTTCTGTGAAACTTACGTCAAGGTACCCAAGGGCACGGGGGCGCTGTCGCCGATGCGGCTGCGGCCCTGGCAGATCAAGCTGGTCGGGTCGGTGCTCGACGCTGATCCCCGCCCGCGCACCGCAGGGTGGACGCTGCCACGCGGCCAGGGCAAGAGCACGCTGATGGCCGCGTGGGGGGTGTACGAGCTTTTCGAGGGCGGCGAGGGCGCCACCGTCGTGGTGGTCGCGGTTGACGAGCGCCAGGCCGGGATCGTGTTCAACATTGCCCGCCGGATCGTTGAGCTGGACGACGAGCTGGCCAGCCGGTGCCAGGTGTTCAAGGAGCGCCTGGTGATCCCGGAGCGCGATGCCCAGTTCCACTGCCTGCCCGCCGAGCCGAAGCGGCTGGAGGGGCTGGACTATTCGCTGGCGATCCTCGACGAGCTCGGCGTGGTCAGCCGCGACTCCTACGAGGTGCTGACGCTGGCCCAGGGGAAGCGGGAGACCTCGACGCTGGTCGGCATTGGCACACCCGGCCCGGACCCGTTCAACAACGTCTTGGCCGATCTGCGCAGCTACGCGCTGACCAATCCGGGCGATACCTCGCTGGTATGGCGGGAGTTCGGCGCGGCGGGGTTCGAGGATCACCCGGTCGACTGCGATCACTGCTGGAAGCTCGCCAACCCGGCCCTGGACGACTTCCTGCACCGTGACGCCCTCCATGCCTTGCTGCCGCCCAAGACCCGTGAGGCGACGTTTAGGCGGGCCAGGCTGTGTCAGTTCGTCACCGACACCACGGGCAAGTTCCTGCCGGCCGGGGTATGGGATGGCCTGTCGACGGGGGAGCCCATCGCGGACGATGCCTCGGTGGTGCTGGCCCTCGACGGGTCGTTCTCCGATGACACCACCGCCTTGCTGCTGGGCACCGTCGCGACCGAACCGCACTTTGATGTGTTGCGAGTGTGGGAGCGCCCGGGCGGCGATGAGTCCTACCGGGTGCCGGTGGCCGAGGTGGAGCAGACGATCCGGGATGCCTGTCGCCGCTTCCAGGTGGTGGAGATCATCGCCGACCCGTTCCGCTGGACCCGCACCCTGCAAGCCCTGGAGGCCGAACGGCTTCCGGTGGTGGAGTTCCCTCACTCACCGTCCCGGCTGACCGCGGCGACCACCGATCTGTACAGCGCCGCGGTCAACGGCAAGTTGAGCCATTCGGGCAACCCGATCCTGGCCCAGCACGTCGCCAATGCGGTGATCTCCGAAGACCCGCGTGGGATGCGCCTGGCCAAAGCATCCCGGTCCCGTAGCGCCGCCAAGATCGACCTCGCCGCCTGTTTGGTGATGGCCCACAGTCGCGCCACCTGGCGTGCAACCCGTAAGAAGCGTTCCAAGACAAGGAGTTTCGCAGCATGACCGATCAACTGACCTACCTACTTCAGAAGCTCGATGCCTCGGCGCATCGCTACGCCGAGCTGGACGGCTATTACGAGGGCCGGCAACCGTTGGCGTTCCTGTCACCGGAGGCCCGCACGGCGCTGGGCACCCGCTTCGGCCGCATGGCCAGCAACATTCCTCGGTTGGCGGTGACCGCCCTGGCTGAACGCCTGCGGATCACCGGCTTCAGCGACCCGGCACTGTGGGCCGATTGGGTGCGGTGCGACCTCGATCAGACCTCCGGCACCGCGCACCGGGAGGCCCTGCTGCTGGGCGATAGCTACGTGATCGTGTGGGCCGATCAGCTCGGCCGGCCGAACGTGACAGTCGAGAGCGCCAAGCAGGTCACGGTCCTGACCGATCCGGGCACCCGGCAGATCACCGCGGCGGCCAAGCGATGGGAGGACCGGCTCGCCAAGACCTCGACGGCGGTCCTGTATGAGCCGGATCGGATCACGCGGCTGGTCGCCAATCAGATCGGCGCGGTCGGGTCGGGCTTCAAGGTCGTTGACGAGATTGCCAACCCGTTGGGCGTCGTCCCGGTCGTGCGGCTGCACAACTCTGATCGCATCCTTGACCGCCACTGGCACAGCGAGTTCGACGGCCGCGGGCACTCCGAGATCGACGACCTGATGCCACTTGTTGACGCGCTCAACAAGTCGCTGGCGGACCTGATGACCACCTCGGAGTACGTCGGCCGGCCCCGACGCTGGGCGACCGGCATCGAACTCGCCGAGGAGCCGGTCCTCGACGACGAGGGCAACGACACCGGGGAGACCCGCGAGATCAACCCGATCCCGGAAGGCTCTAGGGCAATGATCTCCGAATCACCCGACGCGAAGTTCGGCCAACTCCCCTCGGCAGACCTGGCGGGCTATGAGGCCAGCGTCCGGGTGATCCTCGGTCAAATCATGGCGGTATCAACACTTCCCGCGCACTACGTTGGGGTGTTCACCGACAACCCCGCCAGCGCCGATGCCCTGCGCGCTGCCGAGGCATCCCTGACCGCCCGCGCCGAGGCGCGACAGGCCACGTTTGGCCGCGCCTGGGAGCAAGTCGCCAAGCTGATGATCGCCGTCCGTGACGGGCGTGATCCGCAGTTGATCGACGACGTGCGGGTGCAGTGGGCCGACGCCGCCACCCGCAGTGTCGCCCAGGAGGCCGACGCAGCGGTGAAGTTATTCCAAGCCGGTCTGCTCCCGGCATCCGCGGCGTTGGCGAAGCTCGGTTACGGCCAGGACGAGATCGCCGAGATCCGCGTAGCCCGCCGCGCCGAAGCCCTCGACAGTGCGGGCCTGGACCTTGGTAGGCCGGCATGACCAGCGGCCTGATCTCCGAATACCAGGCGGCGACGATGCGCCTGGCGAACGTGACCCGCGACCAGGCGACAGCGTTATGGGTGGCCCACACCGATGGCGGCCTAGTCGAGGACGTGGCCGCCGATCTGATCGCCCAGGCGGTCAACATCGGCATCGCCAGGGCGGTCGGGCTGGCCGACGCCTGGCTGTCGCGGCAGATCGAAGAAGCCACCAGGCGGCCGACCCCGACCACCGGCATCACGCCGACCGATCACTTCCCGCGGCTGCGTAAGGCAATGGGCACGATCTTCGGGCGGTTCCGGCACCGCGAGATCGACGCCGACGAGGGCCGGATGCAGACCGGCCGAATCGGGCACTCCGAACCGCTAGAGGCCGGCCAGCAGGCCACCACCGAGGCCATGACCAAACACCCGTTAGTTCAGGGATGGGTACGCGAGTTCGACGACGACCCCTGCCAGCTCTGCACATGGTGGGCACGCGACGGCCGGATCTGGCCTGCCGATCATCCGATGCCAAGCCATAAGGGCTGCAACTGTTCTCAGCGCATCGTGCTGGCCGAACACATCAAGGAAACGAAATTCACAGAAAGGCTGCACCGCAATGGATAACGACATCACCACCGAACCCGACGAGGCTGTCGAACAGGTCGACACCGAGGCCCCGGAAACGTCAGGTGACGAAGCCGCGGGGGACACCTTCCCCCGCGAGGTCGTCGAGAAACTGCGCCAGGAGAGCGGCAAGTACCGCCAGCGGGCGCAGCGAGCCGACGAGCTGGCCCACCGCCTGCACGCCGAACTGGTGAGGGCCACCGGGCGGCTGGCCGACCCGGCCGACCTCGAGTTCGACGAGGACCACCTTGCCGACCCCGACAAGCTGACCGCCGCGGTCGACGAGCTGTTGGCCGCCAGGCCGCACCTGGCGTCCCGCCGACCGGTGGGCGACATCGGCCAAGGCCAGCACGGCAACGGCGGTGGGGAGTTCTCCCTGCTGGGAATGCTCAAAGAACGGACCTAACCCCCTGGGGGTATATGCTGAGGGTGTCGCTCCTGGTGGGCGGCACCCTCAGTTGTCCTGGCGACACGGGTACATCACCTGAAACCCCTTTGCCAGTAAGGACAATTCGCAATGACCATCGAAGTCACCGGAGACAACTCCACTCTCATTCAGTCCCAGGTCGCCAGCCTGCTCGTGCAGCCACTGGAACAGGCCAGCACGTTCCTGGCCGCCGGCCCCGTCGTCCTCGACTCCAGCAGCCCCGTGCGTGTTCCCCGCATCACCAGCGGTGTCAGCGCCGGATTCGTCGCCGAGGGGGCCCAGATCACCGACGGCGACGTCGGATTCGACGAGGTGACCCTGCTGCCGTCGACCATGAAGGGCCTCAAGGTTCTGGTCAGGCTGTCCAACGAGCTGATCCGCACCAGCGTGGTCGGCCTGGAGGCCGTGCTGCGGACCCGCCTGGTCACCGACGTGGCCAACGCGCTCGACTCCGCCCTGTGGGACGGTGCAGGAACCAGCAACACCGTCAAAGGCATCTTCAAGGCCAGCGGGATCGCCACCGGCACCCTGGACCTGGCCGACCCCGACTCGCTGATCGACGGCCTGGCCAAGGCCCAGGCCAACCACGTCACCCCGTCGCATTGGGTGATGACCCCGGCCAGCTTCGCCGCGATCCGCAAGGTCAAGGTCGGGACCACCGACAAGCGGTACGTGATCGACCCGAACACGATCCAGAACGGCACCGACCTGCGCCTGCTGGGCCTGCCGGTGATCGTGACCGACCGCATCCCCAACAGCGGCACCGCACCGGGCAAGGCACGGGTCGGCCTGGTCGACTTCTCCAAGGTCGTCGTTGCCCGCGACGTTAACGCCGAGGTCAAGATCCTTGACCAGACCTGGGGTGACTACGACTCCATCGGCATCCGCGTGGTGTCCCGCTGGGACGTGGGCCTGCTGCAGGACAAGGCCGTCACGCTGCTGACCGAGGCCTGATGAGCGTCGACCAGGACGACATCATCGACCAGGCTGCCAGCCTCAACCAGGGCAGCCTCGATGCGGCCGTCCCGATCATCACGGTCATGGTCCGGGCCTACACCCGCGGCAACGGCTTCACGGCCGGCGAACCCAACGACGAGCTGGCCGCGGTGATCACCACCGCGGCCAGCCGGCTCGCCGCCAATCCGGCCGGCTTCCCGAACGATAAAACCGCGGGGGAGTTCAGCCAATCCCTACGCGGTGCATTCGGCGGCTGGACCCTGGCCGAGCAGTTCGTCCTCAACCGCTACCGGGTGCGGGCACAGTAAATCCGGCGGTTCCGGTTCCGTACACCTATTGCGGGAACCGGGGAACCGGGCGGGCCGGGTGTCAAACCGGCAGAGCACTCGGCAAGGACGCGCCATGACGGGTACCTTTCCCCCGAGCGCGTACCTGCACCCGGCCCGCGTACCCAAACGCGTACCCAAACCAGCCCCAAAATCCGCCGATATTCGCCGATGTTCGTCAGCGTGCTCTGACGTTGTAATCGGCTGGTGGGCAACAGGATAGGACACATCCGCGAACATCGGCGAACACGCCTGGGATGCCTGGGGGTCAAGTGGTCGCAGGTTCAAATCCTGTCAGCCCGACAGAGTTGAGGTCAGGTCAGAGGGTGTTTTCGAGCAATCGGAGGCACCCTTTTTCCATTTTGAACACCGCTTGTAGCCACCCCGGGCATGATTTCGGGGCTAGACAGGCACGCGAGAACAGCAGTGGAGACATGGGAAACGAGGCACTGGACGTAGCCGTCACTGAGTTCGTTGCAGCGGTGGAGGAGCGCAACCGTGTGAGCGAGTTACTCAGAAAAGAGCGACAGTCTGCGCCGGCTCCCATCACACGGGACACGGATGCGGTGAAGAGATACATCGCTGCCCTCACCTCGGCGTACGAGAAAGTACGCACCGAGCTTGAGGCGAGCTACGTCAACATCGCGTCGAGCGGCGCGACGGTGATCGGGCTGACGGACAATCCGAACATCGTGAACCCGGCGCAGGCGCTGATGGACGATGCCGTAGCGGAGCGCGGTGAGTTGAAGAAGATGCAGGCCAGGTTGAAGAGGTTGGAAAGTGCAGGTGCTGGGCGGCTGGTCGTATTCTTCAGCCTCTTGCCGACGATTCTCCGCGCCTTGCCTCGTGAACAGCAGATACACAAGCACCTGACCGACCTGACCTCCTACTACCTGTTAGAGATGATGGACGACACCGGCGGCGACGGCTCCTAGCTGAGTCTTCGGTGGCCATGAACTTGGAGCTGGTGAAAATCCCTCACCGCCAGGGCGTGCAGCCATTCGGCCCGGAGCGCACCGGGTACTCATTCACCTGGTTTAGCGGCACCAGGGCTTCGGTCAACTCGCCTTTGTGGAATTCGCGGGAGACGGAGACGTTGGTGCCATTCCCGGGGGCTGATCGCTCGCTGCGAAATACGCTCACGCTGTGAGCGCATACGTGGGGAATATCGGCAGCGCGGTGTCGCGGCAGGAGCACAAGGCTGTTCTCGACGCCGAGATCGGCGCGTGCCGACGCTGCGACAAGATGAACGTCAAGGGCGTGACGGCTTCCGCGCCCGGCTACGGTGACCTACACTCACCAGTCGCGCTGGTCGGTCAGAGTCTGTGCGAGAAGTGTATGGAGACCCGGATTCCATTTACCGGTGGCAGCGGCGATCTGATCGACGCGAGCATCAAAGCAGCAGACAAGGTCAAGGACGACCTCTTCACCACGAACGCCGTGCACTGCCATCCCGAGGGCAACCGCAAGTCCGCCGAGCACGAGATCGTGAATTGTGCCCCGTTCCTGCACCGCGAACTGGAAATCGTCCGGCCACGGCTAGTGGTCACGCTGGGGCAAGATGCTGAACGGGCCTTAAGGTTTTTCTATCCGCGGGCTCGGGTTGTTCTGTCGCGCTTTGAGGCTCCGCGGGGGCGCCTCCCGAAAGGCGTGCCAGTCGCTTTCGTAGCTAAGCACCCTTCGTGGATCCAGCGTCAGCACAATAGCGACCTCGAAGCCGAGTACATCGAGAATCTCGCGGACGCGATCCGGTGGAGCTTCGATCAGTAGCGGACCTCAAGCCATTCTTGCTGAATTTGGCTACCTCTGATCGAAGAATCCATGGGGCGGGATCAGCTGGCGCGGGCGCGGGCTCATCAACCAGGCGACCCTAGTCCACCGTGAACCGCCATGCGCCAGGCCGGCTGTGTCGGTAGAGACCGCTAATGTCTAGTAATTCTTTGTGGCAAGCAAGATTGGATCAATATGACGCAAGGCGTGCCTCCAGTGTTGGCCGAAGTGCTAGCCAAGCCAGCCGTTCCCCAACGGTCTTTCCCCTGGAACCGCGCGGCTTGGGGGGCGGTAGCGCACGACTTGCCTGAAGTTCAGCGGGTTCTCGAACGTCTCCCCGACAGGGTAGATCGCAACCTGATTCGCGAGGTCGTCGCAACTGAGTTGAATGAGGGACGAGTTTTGCCAGCCTTCGTCGGCGCCATGGTATGGGGATACGGCGATGCTGGTTATGGGCCGACCCGTGTCCGCTGGGTGTTGACGGGTGTGCGGGAGGGTTCCCGAGAGGCTCCGGTGCGCCACGATATTGCTGACTTGCTTCGAACTGCTGCAGAAACCGTGCGCGCTCAAGGGGCGGTCGAGGGTTTCCGCTATATGAACAATGCTGGCCGGATCAAGTTTCTCGCGAGTGCCTTCTTCACCAAGTGGCTCTATTTCGTCTCGGCGCTGAACAGTGTCGACGACGAGAACGCGGCGCCGATCCTGGATAAACAGGTGCATGATTGGCTGGAGCAGAAAGCCAGTATCGTGCTCGATATCGCCCGCACCCCGGACTACAAGCGCTACTTGGATCTCCTAAAGGCCTGGGGATCTGCCTACGGTCGCACCCCGGTCCAGGTCGAGAAAGCAATCTTCGGGTTGGCCACCGGCCGTACCTAGCCTCGTGCCAGCGCGCCATCGAGCAATGTTGGTCGGCACGAATAGGGTTCGGCGAATGCATGAGCAGGATTCAGCCGATGGCCTGGATCGCCCCTCGGGGCGCGCGATTGTGCCCCTAGATGTCTGCGATGTCGCTGACGCTGCTCGGCGGGTCACGGTGTTCACCGGTGCAGGCATGTCCGCAGATAGTGGCTTGCCGACATTTCGTGATGCTCAGGCTGGTCTCTGGTCCAAACATGACACCGATGAGCTTTACATCGTCGCAATCATGGGTTGACGACCCCGGGCTGATGTGGGCCTGGTATCAGCAGCCCCGCCACCAGTTGCAGGCTGTCGAAGCAAACGCCGGTCATCGCGCTATCGCGGAGCGGTCCACGCTTGCCGAACTCCACGTGATCACGCAGAACGTCGATGATCTCCGTGAACGAGCCGGGGTTCCTGAAACTGTGCACACTCACGGCAAACTGCTCGACTCGCATTGCGGCCGTTGTCAGAACCGCTACCAGATCCCCGTAGAAGAGCACGTTTCGTACGGGTGGCGCCGCTGCGCTGTGGATGTGAAGGATTACTCAGACCCAGTGTTGTGTGGTTCGACAAACAGTTGCCGGAATATTACTTCGGTGTCGCCATCGGGCATGCGCAGAACTGTGATCGGATGCTTGTTGCGGGATGTTCTGGCGCCGCATATCCATCCGCAAGCTTGCCGCAGCTAGCCAAGAACCGGGGCGCCCTTGTCATTGAGCTCAATCCTAGCGAGACAACACTTACCGGCTGCGCAGATCTAGTCTGGCGGGAAACCGCAGTTTGGCGCTGCCGTCCCTCAACGGCTATCCCCAGAGCGAACGGCTGTCTCAAAAACAACGGCAGCGGTGTGATCGCCGCGCCGCGGAGCGTGCGGCTCGGACCACAGCTGCTGCCGGCGCCCGCTGGGGTCGATGCGAGCATCCGGCGGCTCCGATGTGCTGCAGCGGCTCCACGCCGATGATGCCGCCGGGCGCTGGTGGCGCAACTTGACCAACGAGATGACGACCGATCCGGCCCCAGGCCAACCGCTACAAGTTCGCCCAACTGTTTGGTGACACCCAGTTGGGGGCCACCGGCGATGATCGGCTCGTCGGCCGCCGCGGCCGCCGACGACGAGGTAATGCGGCTACCGCGGCAGGGTCGTGATAGCTGGCGGCTGACGGCGACGGCGGGATAACTATCCAACTCACCACCCTCGGTACGGCGTCTTGCTCGCGTGTACGACTCGTGGGTCGTGTCCGTTGGCGATGAGGAGTCGCTGCGCAGCGTGAACGACGCGGGCCTGGTCCGGCCCCGGGCCGACGACAAGCTCCGAGATAACTGCACCCTCTTCGGGGTGCCTGACGACTACCTTTCGATACGGCACCAGGCGGTCGCCCTTCTGGCGGAATTTCAGCGGATAGGCGTCGTTGAGCAAGAGGTCGGCGAACCGCTCGCTGTTACCGCCGACCAGTAAGCGCCACTCCTTCTCATCTGAGAACGCGCCGTCCTTGCACTGGGCCGCTGCAACGGTTGCCGTAGCAATGAGCGGGCTAGCAGGATGGATTGGGAGCTTGAGCTTGTGTTCGGGATCCTGTATTCCATCCCAGACGGCTTTAGCTAACGACACCAGCCCGGCGACCCCGAAGGCCGCGGCAAGCAGGCCGGTCGACCCAGGAGTCAGAAACGGCAGTCCATCGATGATGCCGCGGGCCTTCTCGCCGTAATTAATCTCAGCAAATGAGCACGGGAACTCCTCAACTCCCGAGCCGCTGGGATCGACGACCGCATACGGGACATCCCGCAGTAAGCAGCCCTTGATTCCAATCGCGAACCCTCCGCCTGCGCCGTATCTCACCCACTGACTCAGGGCATCCGATTCAGTGCTGAAGCTTGCACCGCACACGCTCGGTCGAGGCTCGATGCTCCGGTTCTGATCCAACTCCGGGACGCCGAGATACTGGTCTAGAACCGATAGAACTCCGTTGAATCGAGAAGATGTGTCCGGCGGCGAGCTGTCGGGACGATCCTGCGTGACGCGTTGATGCATGAGTTCGAGTCCGAATGCCAGCTCTGTGGCATCGTTCATATCCAGAAGGTCTGATGCCCAAAATTCAAGCGGGCGCGGACGGTCGGCGACATGATCATCCTTGCGGTCGTTATTCACGATGCCGAGAAGCCCTGCGGCTGTGGTGTAGTGATAGACGGTTTCGGGCAGCGGCGAAGAGGGCTCGATGTACGGTCCGCCGATCGGCTGTTCGCCCGCCGTCGATGCACCGGACTCTGCGTGATCTTCGGTGGTGCTCATGCCAGCTCAAGTTTGGAACAGACAACCATTCTCATATCGGGCATTCTCCCAAAGCCCCTCGACACTGCCGCCCAGTCACTCGTGACCTTCTGGACCGGGTAGTTCGTCAACGATATTCATCCCCTCGACGCTTACCGTGGTGATCTGTTTGATCAGATCGACGATGTAGGTTGGTCGTCGTGGTCGTCGCACCAGGCGTTGGGGTCGTCACACCTCCCGATCACCGCCGTTCCACGGGCGAGCCTCGTCGCGGAGGCGGGCGCGCATTGCAGACCGGCGATCCTCCGGGCGGTGGTGCCAGTGGCACATCCAGCAGTTACAGATATTCGCGCCGGTGAAGGTGAACTGCCAATAGCAGCGGGTGCGACCCCCGGCGCCGCGGACGGGCAAGTCGCAGTCGCGGCCACCGCAGCGGTGGACAGCGGCGACGCTGATCTCGCGGCGGGCAACGCGGACACGGAAAGCGCTGTGAGCATCGTTGCGGGAGATGCGGATTCCTCGGAACGGGGTAGCCCCACCGAGTCCGCAGATCGCCGCGGGGGTGGGGCTACAGCGGGTTCCGAAGACCGCCGGCCGAAGTCACAGAGGCCATTCCAAGGAGGTTACTTGGCTGCGGCGACAAGTGTCGGAGGACAGCGATGGGCACTGGTTCCGGTTTGACGGGCACTCCACGCTGCTTCTCTGGGTATCCGCGGTGAGTAGCTGGATTCGCACACCGGCAATCGTCCGTGCGATTAGATGACATGGCACTGATAGAGCGGAAGGGGTTCCATGCCGTCCAAGTCGTTGCTGCAGTTCGCCGCGGTCATCGCAGTCGCTGCTGCCGCTACCACTGCTTCTCCTACCGCCATCACTGCTGCTGCTCCTAATCCCGACAACCGCCCGCGGGGCTATGTGTCTGAGGAGACCTGGACTGATGGTCCATGGCCGCTAACGGTTGCCGAAGCAACCTTGATGTGTGCGCGCCAGGGTGTCGGGGGAGGGCATCAGTCGGTGACGCTCGCCGCAAATCGGAAGATGTACGCCGTGAACGGCACCGCGAAGTCGACAGGCCAGTTCGAAGACATCGACGAGATCTGGGCCGAGGATGCTTCGTACCCGGGGCTGAAGGTGAATATCGGCCCACTGCTCACTAAAGGTTTGTCGCTCTGCGACTAA